TGTGGAGCAACACCAGTAGCAGATGCGGATGAAACACCACCACTAAAGTCAATCACCTGTGACTTAACTTGAGAAGAACCACCATCAATGAATGCTAATTCATCAACTTCGAATACAAGATACAATGAACGAGTTTCTGCAATCCAGTCATAAACACGAGCAATCTTATTGCTAGAGCTTTCAGTAGTTCTAGTAACTCTATCTCCTACATTAAAGTTGTATCCTGAGATACCACCTTGATCTGCAAGACCATCCAATACTACTTTCTGATCATATCTAAAGTTAAGGGCACGGTCACAACCAGTAAAGGATGTGAGTGTCTTTCCTGTATAACGAATAACCTCCCTACCGACTAGGATTTTACCTGAGCCTGGATAAGGAGCAGTTGTCTGTACATATACAGTCTGATCATTCTCATCAAGATCTTTAAGAAGACCTGTTATATCATAGAGTGTTGAGTTGAATGACTGTCTATTTCTAGACTCTTTTGTAAGGTCAGTGTTTCTAGTGAATAGAACTTGAGGATCTGAAGAGTAACCACCACCAGGATTAGTGATGTCTATACTAGTAATAGCACCCAGATCAACTGTTGCCTGTGCTTTACCACCAGATCCACCACCACCATTTAATAGAATAATAGGTGGAGTTTCATAGAACTCACCTTGATTAGATACGTCAATAGATTTAACGATACCAAATTCATCAACCTCAGTAACACCAGTGGCACCTTGACCTCCACCACCAGCGATAATAATATTAACATCACCTATCTCATAATTAGAACCAGCTTGTTCTAATGACAAACCAGTTACCAAACCTGTTACAGGACGTAGTTCAGCACCAGATCCACCACCACCCTTTATCTCAGCAGTAGTTTCATCAGAGAAGTACTCGTCTCCGTTAGATAATACTTGAATATATTGTATCGCACCAGCAGGTGCAACGATATTACCTTGAGAATCTAATTGATCTTCTTCCCATAATATTGCTTTTGCCTTAGCACCTACACCATTTCCTGCTGTAGTTATATCAATTCTAAAAGGATCATATCCTTCACCAGGATCAAGAACCTTGACAGCAGCAATCTGACCGTGTTCTATTATAGGTTCTAGAACAGCGTCACGAATTGGAGTACCGCAATTGGTTATCTTTAATTCAGGTGGATCAGAGCTGTTATAGCCAGCACCACCGTCCACCACATAAACGTCTCGAACACCAAAAATAGAGTTAAAGAGTGGTTCAATTTGCGCTCCTGATCCTGGGACTGTTCTGGTCATTTATCATTTTACGGTGATTGTGCCGTTCATAGCGGAGTGCGCTGTGCACTGATAATATAAGGTATTTGGTGCATCAAGTGGAACGGTTATAATTTGCATACCTGTGTTAGATCCAGAAACACCAGTTGTATACTCTGTACCAGATAGTCCAGAAGTAGACTGTAATCTTAATGGATGTGATCCACCTGCTTGATTGTGTAAATCGTATGTGAATCCTCTATGGAATACTAATGCTGCATTAGATACGTTAGTTCCTAATCCAGGTCCGTTCACTGTATATGCAGACGATCCTGATGAAGTGAACCTATAGAGCAATGTTGGAGATGGCTTATAGATGGTTGCATTATCGTGACCCTTGATAATAGATGCACCAGCAGGAGCATTACCGATCTGAGTCTGGAATCCACCACCAACTTCAGTGAAGTTAGTACCATCGTTAGCAATATCAAAGGTACCGTTAGTACCGATCTTCATTCTCTTAGTACCGATCTTGATCTCACCATCAGCAGGGAGTTCAAGGTTACCACTAGAGTCAATTTTCAATTTTCTGGTAGAACTACCAAATCTAATTTCTCCATCAGGAACCGTTAGGTTACCAGTTGAGTCCATTGCTAATTTGTGAGTAGTACCAAACTGAATCTCAGTATCTTGATCGAGAACTAGGTTATCATTACCATCAAACTTCAATTGCTTCTTAGAACCAGAAGCACCAAAACGTAATTCTGAACCTGTAACTTCTAGGACACCCGAACCATCAAAGAATAGTTTGTTACCACTACCAAAGTCTAAATCTTGTGCTCCAATATCAACCTTACCAGTCTCATCCTCACTTAACAGTCTATTCTTAGAAGTGATCTTAACTGGATTTGTTACAGACAATTCTTGAGATTGGTTAGCACCAGTAGCAGCTACTTGAATGTAACCACGTGCTGCACCTGCTTCAGCAGTGAATGAAGTAAAATCAACTTCTGCTTTGGCACCAGTTGAGTCTTCAATCTCTAGTTTGGTACCAGCCTTCATAGCATTGAAACGAAGTCTGAACTTCTCTTCTTGTGTAGAATCTTCAGATGCTAATTTAGAAGCAACGGTACGAGTAGCACCAGTGTCAATACTATTAACTGTATGAGGTTGCTGCTTCTTACGTTGCATCTCCTGTGTCACAGGATCAGTAGAGAGTGCAGTATCACCTAGCCAAAGAGAAGCGTTGACCAAGTAAGCATCCCTGAAACGCAATGTAGAAGAACCCAAATCAAATGCGTTATCAGTATTAGGTAGAAGATGAGTATCTATAACAACGTTACCTGATCCATTATTGGATAGATTGTTGATAGTTGAACCACCGCCACCACCACCTTGTAGATCGTCGCCTGGCTGCCAGCGAGCATTTGCAGTATTCCACTTAAGAACCTGTCCGTTAGTAACCCCGCTAACGTCCACGTCAGTAAGATTCGATGCTGCAAGTTGTCCCTCCGTAAACGTACTACCATTCCATTTAAGAACTTGGTTCGTTGAGGGTGAATTAACTGTTATTTGAAGGTTAGTGTTATCTCCAAGAGCCGCATATAACTCATCTACAACGTTGTTGAGTTTAATAGCACCATCTCGTAAGGTATCACCTGTTCCGTCATTGGCACTTACGCCAATATTGAGGTTCTGCTTAGCCATAGTAGGGGGGTTATTCTACAGTTTTATTTATGTAAGGTCGAATTCATAATTAGTTAGGTCAAAACGTACATTATTTCTAGTAAAGTCTGGATTCTGGTTGTCCCTATCAAATGGGACTGCCGTCATATCAAATCTACCAACAATACTATCCCATTTAAGAACGTTTGAAGTATCTGTTCCACCAGTACCACCAGTGACAGTTAGGATAACAAGATTGGATGCTAAAGGTGAGTTCTGTGCTTGCACAGGTGCACCAATAGGACCAGTAACGATACATCTGTATCGATAACCAGTCATATAAGCCAATGCTATTAATGAATATGATGCTGAGTTAGCACCAGTAATATTCGCCCAGGCAAAGCCTCCATCAGTAGAAACCTGCCATTGATATGCTTTAGTACCATCTTCAGGTTCAATTACAGCAATCAAACTAAAAGTTTGAGTACCACCATTAGCAATCGTGGCATTAGTTGGCTGGTTAGTAATAAGAATACTTGGTGCAGCAGGTGGATCTCCACCACCATCTCCACCACCAGGATCTTGTGCCTGACCAATACCTTGATTCGCTGGTATATTTAGTGTTTCTTTTGAAGAAAGACCAAATATAAATGGGAACTTAGGAGTTAAATAACGATTGGGTCTAACAGTAATTACACTAGAAGCACCCATTCCTGAGTGAGCAGTGCAATAATAATAGAGTGTTGATGGTGCATCAGATGCAACAGTTATCTCTGTCCAAGCACCAGCATTACCAGGAACGTTATTAGTTGTAACTCCAGTGGTGTATTCAGTTCCTCCACTATGAATTCCATCAGAATCAGCGGAGAATCTAAATGGATGTGTTAAATTAGTTGTATCGTGTTGAGTAAATCTATATGTGCTTCCCTTAATTAATTCTAAATTAGGTGTTTCCACACCATCAATGAAGAACTTACCATTTGATGTGGTGACATTGTATGTCTTACTCTCCGTTTCATCGTTCCAAATTGTTACAAAGTAAGCAAAAGTACCGTTTGGATACTCAGGAGTATGACAATAGCGACCATTATAAACATCTAAATGCCTCCCAGGTTTGTCAACGTTGTATTCATAGTCCTCCATCAACGCACCCTTGGGTGGATTTGCTGTTGTAGTACCATATGCAGGTCTATTTACAGCAATTGATGCATTCATTTGATACCCTGTCTCCATTATTACAACTGGAGATGTATTATCTTGAGGTAAATTGTATCCGTATGGACCATATACAGGATACCCATCAAATGATAAACCTAAAATCTTTGAGTGACCGTCAGGGTGACGCATATTGTCGCCAACGTACTGACTTAAACCATAGTAATCATTATAAGCACCCATCACCTGATTGGCTTTCCAGCAACTTATAAACTCACCATCGTGATAATGGTATTGATCATTCTCATTAGGATGACCTCCACAACTATCTTCACCGAAATTAACCATCCCAAAGTTAGCAGTCGCTACCCAATGGAACCCTACAGGAGGACTACCAAGATCTCCAGCAGAAGGATTGAAGAGTGCAACACCATTTGCTGCTATACCAACAATACCTAATGGATAACTTTGACTTGTTTGTGTATTATCTCCACCCCTATATGTAAAAGCGTGACTGAAAGTGTAAGTCGCTATTTCATTAGGGTTGTTTGCATTAGGAAATGTCCCACTAGTAACGGGATGAGGTAACCCATCACCCGTTACTGTGAGAATGTCATTACTTGGATTGTAACTACCGTTAGCTGCCATTAGTTATCATCGAATATTTGATCTGGGGTGAAGTTATCAACGGTGGTAGAACCGATGTTGATAGTCAGTATGGCAGATTGAGAGAGTGTTGGAGTTGCACCCGTAGATGTTAGTCCGACTCTAAATTCATCTCCACCGTCACCCTGGCTAGTAGCAGGTGTAGTGTAAGTAGGTGATGTAGCACCATCAATATTTATCCAAGAGTTAGTTCCGTAATCCTTCTTCTGCCACTGATAGTTAATCACTCCACCAGCAGGTGTAGTGGATGCTATTACAGTGAAGGAAGCAGTCTGACCTTGGTTAACGGTTGTGTTAACAGGCTGTGACTCGATAGTGATGAATGCTTCACCAACAGGAGTTGATTCGCCAGGAGGTACGTACTCAGGGTGGTAAATGTCAATTCCACCATTAACTCCTGCACCTGTAGGTCCTAAGAAGTCGTCTGCGACAGTAGTATTAACTCCCACAGATGGTTGTACATAACCTTGACCAGCGTTCTTAACGTCAATACGTGCGAGACCAACTAGTGCCTTGATCTTACCACCGAAACCAGAGGAGGAAATTACATCAACGTTTGGACGTGAAGTGAAACCATCACCAGAGTTGGTGAGGATTGCTTCAGTAATACGACCTCTTTCAATGTTTGCAAGTGCTTGTGCGTTACGTCCACGAACAGATCCAGTGTATTCGAAGGTAATTAGTGAGTTAGAAGACTCAATTAGAGCAACAGTTCTTTCAAATTCTTCACCTTCAATTGCTAGTTTGTCACCAGTTTCGATAGGTGGTACGACTGTAGCAGCGATAACGTCAACATCAGAACCAATGTAGGAGAATGCAACGAATGTTGAACCCGCACGAGGGACTTCAGAGAAGATTATACGTGAACCAACCAATTCAAAACCGATACCTGGTTCCTGAATAACACCATTTAACTGACAAACGATGTTGTTCTCAGGTCTAATCGTGTTGGACTGTACACCTTCAGTCAATGTTAGTGAGTAGAATACTCCACCCAACTTCAAGTTGAAGGAATTCCTCAAGGAGTCGAAGTCGAATGAGATGTCATCTAACTGTCTCAACTTACCTACGTAAACACCGTGGAATGTTGAGTTAATTGCAGGTGCTTCAGTGAACTGAATGTTATCAGAGAATGCAGTGAACGCTAATGCACCGCCTGGAGGCTGTAGGATTCCGTTCACGAAGATCATCATATGACCTGCGGGATCTGGGAAGTAAGCAGTACCGTTGTCTTTGGTTAACTTGAAGTTTGTAGTCTCACCATCAAATCCTCTAAAGTATCTTCTTACGCGACCACGTAGTGTCTTAGCAACGGAGCAAGCACCTCTAAATCCGTAGTCACCAATGATTTGTGCATTCTTAACAAAATCTCCAGCAGTATCACCTAAGTGAATGATCGCACGTAAACCAACCTGTTCAATCTTCTCGATTCTACCGTAAGCAGTTGTTGGAGTAATTACAACAGCAACAATTGCAGATGTGTATACACTTGGGAAGTTAGATCCAGGAGGGATCTTAGCAAGTTGATAAGCAACATCACCACCGATTACAGTTAGATCATCACCAATAGCACTAAATCTACCGACCTCATTTGCGAGGTAAACATACTTGTTAGTAGTATCGTGCTCAGTAACAACGAATGTGTGTCCAACACTCTGACCTGCGTTCTGAAGTTGTATAACATCACCAACCTTGAATGTATCATCTACACCAAAGTCAGTAATAATATCTGCATATTGGAACCTAGTGATCTCTGTTGAGTGTAAGTATTCACCAAATCCAGGTAGGACGTTGAATGCTTCAACCTCAATAATCTGATCTGTGACAGAACCGTAGATAACGTCATTAGCATTGAAGTTACCAGTAACAGTCTCAATATCAAATGTTACACGACCTGACTGGTTATCAAGTAGAGCACCATCATTATTTCGTACGATAAGTGCATTTGCTCTACCAGAATCTTCCTTGGAGTACAAGATATCAGTAGCAATGAACTCACCCATTCTAAAGTTAACCAACATTAGTTTGTGCGTAGAAGCACCAACAGTTGCAGTAGCACCAGATGTAGTGCCTTCGATAAGATCAGCAGGAGATAAAGTACCACCTGTGATAATAACCTTCATATAAGTTGCATTATCTGTTGCGAGAATGGTTCCCTTGTTAGCGGTAGCACCAGTCTTAACAACTTCCTCACCTTGTACAAAGATCTCTGGATCACTAGTAACAGTTATTGGTAAGTATGTTGTATTATAAAGAACTTCAGCGTGGTTATCCTGAACTCTGATTACTTCAGCATATGCTCCAGAGGTAGCACCAAAGAATATATCAGCAGGTTGTATACCACCAGCAATAGGTGTTGGTACATTACGCTCACCAAATGTTGATGTTGTACGTACAATACCTGTCTCATCATTTACAGAGAAACTATGAACTTGCCCTTGAGTACCTGGAGTTAGTGATTCAATCTTGTCTCCATCAATATACTCTGAAATCCATATTAGATTTTCAGTAGTATCAGGGTGGATATAGTAAATTGTCCTATCTAATTCATTAATAGCAGCACCTAGAACTGTGTAAGTAATACGATCATATGGTTCGAATATATGTCCTAATGGTGCATCAATAGAACCATCAGTATTAACATCTGTACCAACGTCTATACTATGCTTAAGGTATAATGTGGGTAGAGTAGAACGATTTAATGCAATATCAATTAAATGATATAGTTGATTAATCTTATGTACAGCAGTTGCTGTAGGACGATATTCTATATTCTCATATGGCACCTCTTGGTTATAAGCACCAGGATTAACACAATCCTGTTCGATTGTATTAACAATAAACTCTTTAGCAGCTTCAGCGTGGAAGATGATATATGTTCTGAATATATTCTGGAACGCTACGAAGTTACCCTCGGAATCAAACCAGCTATTAACTAATTCAAGAGTCTTGATGTTACCATCAGTAATTAAATCATATATGAATGCCTTACGGATATCTGCACCGAAGGACTCATCACCTGTATAACCTGTATAATTCTGTTTTGTCTTGAAGTATGCTTCACGATCAACATACTGATCATTAAACATCAGAAGTCTCGCTGCCTGACGATACATCTCAGGAGCACGACCTAATGTAGACTCAATCAATTCACCTAGAACACGAGCAGCAGATGTCACGTTGTAACAAATACCACCACCAGACTGCAATGCATTATTTGTTGCTGGAGCGTTCCTAGTGACAGATTGGTTGGTAAAGTAATTACCACTTCCTGCAGCCGCAGTCTTAATAACGTTAATTGGATAATCAAATAATTGAGTAACAGAAGATGCTGTTGCATTACACTGACCACTACCAGCCATATCATAAGTTATTGTTGTATCACGAATTGCAGCACGTTCACCCGTTAACGGCCATTCGCCTGGTAGAGTTCTTGCAATACCAGCAATGTATGCATCAGGGTTACCTGCACCAGAACCAAATAGATTGATAGGAATACCCATCAATGTAGTGATAGAAGATGCTTGGTTAGAACAACGTGCAGCACCACTACCTGTGTAAGTGGTTATAGAGTTAGATCCAGCAGATATAAATGTGTGAGCATAAGCACCACCAGTATGTACTGCTGCTCTTCTTATTCCTTTAGTAGTAGCACTTACAAATGTGTGAGTTGTGGTGTTAGTTGATGGAGCAGAGTTTAATACCTGTACATCAAATGTATCTGTAGCAACATTGCTAATAGTCATAACCCTATCAGCAAATGGGTCAGTTGCTCTTGGATATGGGTGCTCAGTATTATTACTGTCTTGTGTACAAGTAAAGACTAAAGACTCTCTATCAAGGATAATACCATCACCATTTTCCCAACCGTGATCAGGTACTGTTAACTGCATAACACCTGTTGTTGGGTTGTAAGAAGCGTTAGTTACAGTTGTCCTAGTAGGACCTTCAAATTTATGAGCATAAAGACCACCACTACGTACTGCCATTCCAGTAGAACTTACATACTTATGATCGTAGGTTCCACCACCGATGATTTGAGGTTTGCTGATTGAATTAGCAACAGCAGACTGGAATACGTGTGTTGTAGTGTTGGTAGAAGGTGTTACATCTAGGATCTTAACATCAAATGTATTAGTAGTTACATTAGAAATCTTAAGCATTCTTCCAGATGCAGGGTCAGTAGCACGTGGATATGCGTGATCTGACGCTTGACCATCTTGATCGCAACGGAATACCAATGCACTATCAGCAATCTTGATGTACTCACCGTTATGGAAGTTATGACCATTAATAGTAAGAGTCATAACACCCGTTGTTGGGTTGTATGCAGCACCAGTTGGTGTCCAAGTTGTAGTACTACTTACGAAGTTATGAGTTGTAGTGTTAGAAGAAATACCAACGTTGACTGTAATTGTTCCATCTGGACGTGTAACTCCACTAGTTGTAGCAGATACGAACTGATGAACAGTCTTATCAAGGTTAGCGTGTCCTACATAAACATCAAATTCATCTGTAGTTACGTCAGAAATTGGTAGATACTCATCATATGAAGGATCATTCGCTCTAGGATATGAATGATTTGTTGTATTATCATCCTTAGCACAACTGAATGTGATGGAATTTTCAGCCATCTTGATCTTATCTCTTGAAAGTTCAAGTCCACCAGTAGTTGCAGATACAAATGTATGAGCAGTCTGGTTAGAAATTGGACCTCTACCGAAGAAATTACCAACGTTAACTTCAAATGTATTGGTACTTGCGTTAGTAACAACTAAGAAACGTTGAGATGCAGGATCACTTGGTCTTGGATAAGAATGGTTTGTAGCATTACTATCTTGAGCACAAGTGAATGTCAATGAATTATCAGCAATTCTAACTCTGTCACCTTCAACAAATCCGTGACCACCACTTGTTATCTTCAACATACTGCTTGTTACATCGTAAACAGCACCAGTTGCAGTCTTAGTAACAGAGGTAGTAAACCCGTGATTCGGTATGGTGAGTCTCATCACACCAGTGTTGGGGTTGTATAGAGCACCAGTTACTGTATGAGAGGTATAACCAATAGTATCAATGTTAAGACCACGCTGATAGAATGGATCCCTCTTATGGATCATTCCATTAGAAGCAATACCAGTATTTGCGTGTGTGTAAATACCACCACCTCTTATAGCAGATCTAGTAACACAGTTAGCAACAGCACTTATAAATGTGTGAGCAGAGATGTTAGTAGAAGGTGTAACATCAAGTATCTTAACGTTGAATGTGTCAGCAGTTACGGTACTAATTGGCATCCACTTATCCCAGAATGGGTCTGTCTTACGTGGATATGTGTGGTTAGTAGCGTGACTATCCTTATCACAAGTAAATGTGAGTGACTCTTCAGCAAACTTAACCATATCACCATCGTTATAACCGTGACCAGTTATAGTCACTGTCATTACACCTGAGACAGGATTGTAGTTAATCGCAGTAGGTGTCTTACCTACCTGTTGAATAAACTGGTGAACTGTAGTATTTGTAGAGGGTTGTGAAGCAAGAACTTGTACAGAAATTTTAGTATCAGTTACAGCAGTAATAGGTACAGCATTCTGATAGGTTGGATCTCCTAAACGTGGGTAAGTATGATTAGTCTGGTTACTATCCTGAGCACAAGTGAATGTTAATGAGTTAGCAGCAATACGAATACTCTGTCCAACAGTAAATTCGTGATGACCAATCTCCATCTCCATAACACCTGAAGTTGGATTGTAACTTACAGAGTATGGTTCAAATCCTACAGATGGTGTTGTTCCAACATTAACTTGGAATGTATTAGCTTGAACATTCTCAACAGGAATCCACCGATCGAAAGTAGGATCAGTTGTTCTAGGATATGTGTGGCTAGAACCATTGTTATCCATTGAACAAGTGAACGTAAATGCATTCTCCTTGAACTTAACGAAGTCTCCATTAGAGAATCCGTGATTGTTCTGAGTCAATGTCATCAATCCAGTTAGAGGATCATAAGCAGCACCAGTAGGAGTTGACTCAATCATCGCACCTCTTGGATACGTATGAATTGACTGGTTGCTATCTAATCCACAAGTAAATGATAATGAATTAGGAGCGATTCTAATATTGTCGTGTCTGTTAAAGTAATGGTTACCTATTCCAAGTACCATTGAACCTGTAATTGCGTTGAATGTAGCACTAGAAACTGTATGTCCAGTTGTAGGAGTAGCACCAACGTTAACGGTAACCCATCCAGTCTGTTTCTTCAATCCACCAGTAGTAGCACCAACATAAGTGTGAGCGAAGTTACCACCAGCAGAAATACCAACATTACAGGTGAATGTATTAGCATCAGGAGTAGAAAGAACTTCTATCCAATGTCCTGCTTCTGGATCATCTGCTCTTGGATATGTGTGGTTAGTAGCGTTGCTATCCTTAGTACAATTGAATGTAATTGAATTAAGATCAAACTTAACTAGATCAGGTGCAACAGTAATTGTATTTGGATTAGATGCCTGGAATCTATGCTCTGATGTATCAGATACAGCACCATTAGTTTCACCAGTTCCAACATTAACAGTAAATCTATTTCTATTTGCCTTGCTAACAATCAACCATTGATCATAAGCAGGGTCAGTTTTTCTTGGATATGAGTGATTAGAACTGTATTGATCTCTTGCACATCTGAATGTAATAGCACCTTCAGCAAGTTTAATGCTATCACCAACTACAATATTATGATTTGCACTATAGATCTCCATATCACCTGTTGTTGGATCAAACTTGGCGAAAGTTGGAGATGCTGTACGTGCAGCTCTGAATCCGTGGTTAGCAATAGTACAAGATAAAATACCACTTGTAGGAGTATAAGATGCACCAGTAATAGTATGAGATGTAGAACCTGCTTCCTTCATCTGTAAAGCAGTGTTTCTAGCAGGATCAGACATACGTGGATACACGTGCTCTGAAGCGTGACTGTCCATATCACAAGTGAACTTCAATGACTCATCGTGAATCTTAATGGTTGTTCCTTCCATTAAGTTATGAGCACCAACTTTCAGTTGCATATCACCAGTCTCACCATCATAAATGGCATCACCAACGCTATAGAATATAGCAGGAGATTTACCAACATTGACAGTAACAGAACCAGACTCTAATTCAACACCATCATCAACAGCAGAGATGAACTTATGACTGTAATTACCACCTGTTGTTACACAATTGTTAGTAGCAGATACAAATGTATGCTGTGTTACGTTGGTAGATGGAAGTATTGGAAGAACGTTAACTGTTATAGAAGTTGCAGTTGTACCAGTAATAGTCAAAGGATTACCATATACAGGATCAGAAGACTTAGTAATGCAGTTAACAGCAGCAGACTTGAATAGGTGAGTGTAGTTACCACCAGTTGTTATACAAGCAGGTTCTGCACTCTTGAAGATATGAGCAGTTGTGTTAGAAGAAATACCAACATTAACAGTGATTGTATCATCCTTCTTAATAATTCCATTACTCAATCCACTAACGAATGTGTGGTTAGTTGTATTAGTAGATGGAATAGTATCCAATACTTGAACAGTAAATGTAGTTGAACTACCAACAGACTGAACTTGAATCCACTTATCACTAATTGGGTCAGTTGCTCTTGGATATGCGTGGTTAGTAGCACCACCATCTTCAGCACAATTAAATGTTACTGCACCATCTCTTAACTTGACATAATCACCAACAACTAATCCGTGAGCAGCAGATGTTGTGATATTAATAATACCAGTAGCTCCACTGTAAGTAGTACCAGATGCAGCAGTCAAAGGAGTACCTTCGTACTTGATTTCGACTGAAGAATCAAATGCTTGGTCTTTCTTAGCAGTTAGAGAACCAGCAGTAGAGGAAACATAAGCGTGTGTGTAAATACCACCAGCTCTAAATACTGCTCTTGAAATACTATTAGCAACAGCACTTACAAAGTTATGAGTTGTAGTATTGGTTGAAGGTGTATTCTCTAGAACTTGAATACTAAAGGTATTAGCATCGATGTATGTAATAGGTACAAACTTATTAGATACAGGGTCAGAAGCACGAGGATAAGCGTGATTGGTTTGATCACTATCTTGACCACAAGTAAAGGTTACTGCACCATCATCAATCTTGATATATTCACCATTAACAACACCGTGGTTAGTAACACTAAGAGTCATAACACCCGTTGTTGGGTTGTATGCTGCTGATGTTGGGGTTAACTTAGTAGGAGCAACCCAAGTATGTGGAGTTGTGTTAGTTGAAGGAACAGTGCTTAGAACCTGAACTGTAATTGTAGTATCAGTAACAGCAGTGATGTTACAAGCAGTATCATAGAATGGGTCATCTTGAGTAGCACCACCTTGACCTGAAGCACGAGGGTATGTATGATCTGTAGCGTAGTTGTCAAATCCACACTTGAATTTCAGTGAATTTTGAGCTATTCTTACAGATGTACCAACGGTTAAGTCGTGAGTACCAATGGTCATAACCATCAATCCTGTTGCAGGATCGTAAGTTACAAGTGAAGGATCATAACCAACAGAAGGTGTCTTACCTACGTTACAAGTAAATGTTGTGTTACCAGTTACATCAATCTCCAACCACTTACCAGATACAGGGTCAGTTGAACGTGGATATGGGTGGTTAGAACCATTACCGTCCATAGAACAAGTAAATGTAATAGCACCATCAGCAAACTTAATCTTATCTCCATCCTGGAGACCGTGGTTAGCAGCAGTTGTAATAGTGATTATTCCTGTAGCAGGATCATAAGCACCGTTATTAATGTCAGATACTGTATAGGTTGTATTTCTTGGATATGGGTGAAGAGTTTGATGACTATCTTGTGCACAAGTGAAGGTTATGCCACCTTCAGCAATCTTAAGTGCAGTTCCAGCAGTAAGGCTGTGATCACCAATGGTTAGAACCATATCACCAGTAGAAGGGGTGTAAACCACATCTTTTGGTGTGAAACTTACAGCAGGAGATATACCTACATTAAAGGTGAATGTATTTGTAGAAACTGCTTCAATCTTCATCCAAGAATTGTTAGCAGGATCATCTTGTCTAGGATAAGAGTGCTCAGAAGCGTGTCCATCCATAGAACAAGTCATTACTAATCCATCCTTCTCAACTTGAACCATCTCACCAACCTTGAATCCGTGGTTAGCAACAGTAACAGTTAAGTGACCATTTACAGGATTATATGAAGCATCAGTTGGAGTTGCATTAACAGTTGTAATTCTTGGATATGTGTGGTTAGTAGCATCATCGTCTTCCTTACAAGTAAATGTTAAGGAGTTAGGTGCTAACTTAATATGAGTACCAGTTGTTAAACCGTGCACACCAAGTACAAGTTCTAAACCACCTGTAGTTGGGTCATAGTTTGCTTGAGATGGAGTAAATGTCTTAAGTGGTGTCTTACCAATATTCATCTCAAAGGTGTTCTTAGTTACACTTGAAATGGGTAAGAAACGTCCACTAGCAGGGTCAGAAAGTCTTGGATATGTCTTCTTGCTATAATGCTCATCCATATCACAACTGAATGTCATAGAGTCATTAACAAGTCTAATCTTGTCACCATTTTTGAATCCGTGACTAGGAACTGTAACATTCAGGAATCCAGTAACAGGGTTAAAGTTAGCCCAAGTAGCAGTATGGAATGTAGTTCCGATAGCTTCAATATCAATTGCTTTATCGACTACTGGATCAGTAGAACGAGGATACTTATGAATAGATCTATAATTATCCTGAGCACAACGATAATTTAACTCACCCTCAAGAATCTTAAGTGTTTGACCAGTCCTTAGACTATGTGATCCAATATCAAGAGTTAATAAACCTGTCTCTGGATCATAGGTAGAATCCTTAGCATCAAAGTTAACTCTCTGAGTTATACCAACATTAACTGTGACATCATTACCACTTACATTAGTAACTGGTAGTAATGAGATGGCAGCAGGGTCGGATGTTCTTGGATAAGAGTGTTGAGTTTGATGATCGTCTTGATCACAAGTGAAAACAAGTGAATTTGTGTTAATTCTAAGTGTATCGTTGGTAGTTACACCGTGTGATGCAGCTAAGGTTAAGACTAAAAGACCAGTTGCAGGATCATAAGTTGCTGCTGTTGGAGTATGTTGACCAGAAGCAGTCTGTTGATCGATAGTAATTGTCTGATCATATACTGGATCACCTTCTGTATAACCGTTAGTGGTTACCAATTGCTGTCTCATTACCTGAATAGCAATGTCACGTGCCTGTTCAAAGACGTACTTAACTTCAGTAGACTGAGAATTAATATGCTGAATAGCATTAGCATCAGTAATATAGAACTCAGTTGCATACCATAGTTTGTTGTTACCACCGTGCTTAAGGTTGAATACAGTTGCTTCTAAGATGTCAACAACGTCATCAACACAACTCTGATAACCATATCCACCGAAACCTAATGTTGGATACTGAGAAACAGCACGACCAACAGCAGTAGAAGCAATGAATCTTATATTTTTCTCTATTTCATTACCAGCATCATAGAACTTGTTACCAGCTGCTCCATCTCCTGCGGCATTAAAATCATAATTGTTCCGTGGAGGATTAGATGCTTCATCAGGGAAGGGATTAAACCCTAACTTGTTCTGGATGGCGAGTGCTGACATATCTCTAGCCATCTTCATAGCAAAGAGAGTTTCTTCTGTCTCGTCAGTAACGTGCTTCAATCCATTCTCAGTATTGAGATATAACATAGAAGCATCATATACAGCAGAGTTAGAACTAAATCTAAGGTCGTGAATAACACCTTGAATTACATCAACGATATCATCTTCACAATGGTTCTTACCACCTTTAACACTGAAGTTTTTGTGCTTGAATGCAGAACACTTAAGCATAAGAGCAACTGCTTCACCAGCAATAGCACGCTTGTTAGTTTCAAGCATATCAGCAGCATCTAATTGACGCTGAGAACCTGCATAGATCTGATTGTCGTGTGTGAATGTTGGTTCAGTTGCTTGATCCTTACGATATGCAGCAATATCTGTATACTGGAACTGGAATAAGTCATCAATAGTCTGAGCATTCATTCCTGCAATATTAGCAAGGTTCTCAGAACGTGAGACAAGAGCATTTTGCAATGCTTTCTCCATCAACATCTTAGAATAACCAATTGCATCAAGCATTGGTAGCAATTCTTTCTCAACTTCAATGATCTTCTTCTGAGGATCTAAGTATCGATCGATTATGCCTTGTACATTAGAGTTACCACCAGTTAATAGGTCACCAGCAATAGCAGGTATGATGTGATCTCTAAGGTCACGAACACACTTTTCACGACCTGGAGTACCACCAGGAATGTCAAACTTATCTTCTTGAACGAAGTTAATAGTTACGTTATACTGTTCTTCTAACCAGAAAGCTACTTCATCAGCGATACACTTACGGT